GGCAGATTAAGAGGTGTTACTATTGAGTCTGACTACGAAGTAGCTAACCAAAGAAGAGTTTTAGTAGCTTCACAAAGACTCGGGTTTACCGATATGATTGATGGAGCAACTTCAGTTCATGGTTTAAAATACAAAGCTAGTTAATAGCTAATATGGTGGGGAGCAATCCCCACCATACTTTTTGAGGAGATTATGGCAGATTTAATA